AAGTGTCCTAGTTGTGGTAACGAAATTACCTATATGGATAAGCACCAAATGAAAAAGAATAAAGAACGAATGTGTGACTGTGGCAATCCGCCTTATCCACATAGAAAAGCTTCGTCAGTTTGGTGTATGCAGCACCCAACTGGCCCGACAGAAGAGGATTATAAGAATGAGTTCGGTTGATATAAATAGTGATAACTACTATACAGTTTTAGGTATAGATAAGTCTGCAAAAAATAAAGAAATAAAGAAAGCGTTTATGAAACTTTCTGCTATTCATCATCCGGATAAAGGTGGCGTAAAAGAAGACTTTCATAAAATCAAAAAAGCTTATGACGTCTTAATTGACGTTGACTCAAGAGCATTTTACGATAAACATGGAATCTTTAAAGATAACGAAGAGAATAATTCAAGAGGTTATTTGATAAGTCTAGTAACCTCTATGTTAAACAAGATACAGGATCGCGGTACATTTGATATTGTTAGTGAGTTAAGAAAGATAACTTATAATAATATAGATGTAGCTGAGCGCAATATTGAAAAAGAAAATATAATGATTGATAGGATTAATAAAAACAAACGCAGAGCAAAGGGTGGGATTATCCTTCATGTGTTTAATACTAAACTAGGTTTATCAGAACAGAACAAGAAGAATAACGAGATAAACAAAAGAATGTTTGAATTATCGTTAACACTGATAGATGACTTAGTTTATGATAATGATGAGCCACCTCCGCCCCCACAAAACTCAGGCGCACATATAGTATATGTTACGGGTTAGTTTATAAGAAAAATATTATTACATATGGTATAATAAAGATTGATAAAACAGGTAAATATTATGAAATTTAAAGTCGGCGACATTATTCTTTTTGAAGGTAAAGAACAACTTATAAAAGGTATTGGTAGAAGCATTCACGGTACATTAAACTATGGATTGATAAACCCTAACAACACTGATATTTTTATCAAATCAAGATATAAAAATATATTTACCGGATTTAATGAAAATGCTAGTTGCACAGATGTTGACAAAGAAGCTACGTTTATAGAGACAATATTTGATAGAGACGCTTATTGTAATATAAAAGAAGCACTAAAAAAATCTAATGAAGAATCAGAAGAAATTAATAAAAGAATTTTATCACTTGAAGGACAACTGTCGGCAATTGAAAAAATAAATTGCATATCTAACTTTAGTATTGTTATTACTCCGGAGAAGAAAGATGGATAAAAGTTTACAAACATTGAACGAAAGGATTGCTGAGAGAATTGGCAAAGACTTAGTTGACCTAATTCCAGAAGACCAATGGAAAATTATGGTTGATGCGGAAATAACTAAATTCAAACGAGATGTTTTACCTAAGATGATTCAAGAGTTGTTGAGCGAAATATATTTAGATAAAGCTAAAGTAACTGTAGATAAATTAACTGAACAAACTGGCTGGAACCACGAGACCCAAATGGATATAAATGAAAACCTAACGGAATTCATTGGTGTATCTTCTGGCGTTATAGTAGCTCAGATGTTATCCCCTGCTATGCAAATGGTACTGTCAGATTTGCGCTCTAGATTAGGTTATGGGTAATGAGAGTTTCAACAGATAAAAATGATAAAGGTTATATTTACGATGCATATAATCACTATGTTTTTCTTGATGGAGTTGAGTTAAAACATTGTTTTACTGCTGATGAAGAATTAGGCGAAGCACATTGTTACGTTGTTGATAAAGATGATAAGCTTGTTATTGATGACTCAGGCGAAAATATAAAAACTGAAATTTTAAAAGGCAAAGTTAAAATCATAAAAAGGAAATGAAATGAAAATTAAGCATATGTTGTGGATTGGCGCTGTATTTGTTTTAATCTTAATGTTTAAAGACGCTTATTCTTTAGAGAAGGATTATCAAGTTCCGTGGTGTAAGGCACAGAATGGTTTATGGGAAGCGCCAGCAACCACCATACGTGACCAGTTTACTAACAAGGTAGAAGGTTACGTTGATTGTTTAACTGCTAAACATGCCATTGAGGTTGACTTTGACCACAAATGGAAAGAGGCGAAAACACAGGCTGAATGGTATGCTCATAATACTGGTAAGCGGGCTGGTATATTGCTAATCATTACCTATAAGAATGGTAGGCAAAACTCTGGCTATAAGAAGTTAATGGACTTGATATATGCTGGTAATCTTCCGATTGATGTTTGGACTGTTGAAAAATAAGGAACTGCTATGTCTTTTGAAACATACTATAACAAAACGTATAAAGGCAACAATGAAGAGTTTAAGAAGCATATAAAGAATGCGTACAATGCTGGGCATTTAGAAGATGTTGAGTGTCATCAAGCTATTGTCGCTGCTGCTAGATTCTTAATTAAAGTTAAGAAGTATAGAAACACTGTCGGTAAAGACATTTGGTATATAGCATCAAAACCTATAGCTTGGGCGAATTTATTCTTATCTATAGATGCATTAGATAAGCCAGAAAAGATTAATGCAATACCCCAAAAGTTTGATTCAGATATTGCCTCTGGATTAGCGAAAGGAATAAGTAAAGGTGAAGACAATGATTGATTTGTACGTTGATATGGATGGTGTGTTGGCAGACTTCGATAGAGGTGTGTATGAACTCTGTGGTAAGCGACCAGAGCATTTATCTAAGAATGAAATGTGGAGATTTATTAAAGAGCATTATGACGATGGTAAGAAGTTCTTTAAACATTTACGTTTGATGGAAGATGCAACAATGTTATGGTCTAATATTGAGCATCATCACCCCATTATACTAACGGCTACTGGTTACTCTATAAAGTCTGCTGGTATGGAAAAAATATGGTGGGCTGATTTGTATTTTAAAGGCGCAAGGGTTATTACTGTAGAAGCTGGAAGAGACAAAGCAAAATATGTTTCTAATGGCTCCGTTCTTATTGATGATAGAATGGCAGCTATTAAACCTTGGGTAGAAGCAGGCGGCATGGGTATCTTACATACTGATGCTATTGATACTTTGAAGAAGCTTACGGAGTGTGGATTTGAATGACATCACTTATAGAAAATGCGAAACAGTATATTAAATATGAAAAAGAAAATGCTCCCAAAGATTTATCTGGTTCTTATATTCATGGATTGATAAAAGAGTTAGATGAACATGACGATTTATTAGATAAACTATGGTTGATGAGAGACGTTAATGAAATACGTAATAAAATCAGAGCGTTTAGCAAACCTAAAAGTGAGATAAAAGATGTCTGATAAAAAAGCAAGTGAACTGTTAGAACAAAGCGAAGTTCCATTCTATGAAGCATGTGGAAAGGTTAAACAATTAGAAAAAGACTTTGACCGTATATTAGGGTACTTAAATTTTCTAGGGATTGACCCTATGGACGGAACCCCTACAGCAGAAGAAATTGTCGGTATGCGAATTCAAGAACTTAAACGCACTAATGGAAATCTTAACTCTCAAATAAATAAATTAAAAAAAGAATTGTTCGATTTAAAAGAGTCATTGAAAACTCTTGCAAACAAAAAGGAGGCAAAAGATGTTTAAAGAATTATTGATAGATATTATGCGATTTTTATATGTATTGTTTATATGCTTTTCAGCTAGTGCTGTTAGTGTCGTTATTATTTTTCTTAACTTTGATATTGATGCAGATAATTTAAAATCATTTTATATAACTATCGGTTTTATGGTTCATCTAATTATATTAGATTTATTCTTTTTTAAGAGTAAATCATTCTTTAGGGGTATGTTTCGGAAGAAAGAAAACAAAGAGGAACATTGGTAATGAGCACTAAAGACGATATGTATATTGAGGAGTTAAAAGAGGATTTAGATGAAGCTATACTTTTTATAGAGAGCATTAAAGAACTTTCTAATGGCTTAATCAGATTTAAAGCGCAAACACTTCTCAATAAACTAAAGGAGCATAAGAAATGAGCGATTGGCTATTTGAACTTATAATGACTTGCGCATGGATACTAATACCAATTGGTCTTAGCCTGTTATTAATCTCGCCTGTATTGTTTGTTGATTTTCATGCATGGATAAACGAAATGTTCCCTGTTATAAAACAATAACCGAGAAAACAAGCTTTGACATACAAAATTATTTTATGTTATACTTTTAGCCTTATCCCCTAAATATATACAAAACATAGGTTTAACTCACAGGTGAATCATGTCGGACACAAATAATCAAGAAATAGATATGGAGTTTAGCGATGAAAACATTGTTACCATGAGCATGAACGTTGATGGAGACATCACTGTATTTAATGACAGCAAAGAGTACACTTATCTATCAGATAAGTTCTTTGACCAATCCCCCGTAAAATCAATATTGAAGAAGTTTGGATACGATGGTAGTTTTATAATTACTGAACGTAATGCATTTCTTATTCAAAAGAAAGTTGCAACTACGTTTAATCTAAGGATGATTGATGAGTCATAAACTAGACCTTATCCCCTACTATATCAATAGGCACCGCAAGCTACAATCCAAATGGGTTTCCATCAGCCGTGGTGATATTATATTACTTGCAGGGTTTGACTTAAAGGATAGAAAAGATTGCGTTGTAACATATCGCTTTGATGACAATGATAGTTATTCTGAACTAGGTGACGTTTATATTAATGTCAGTATTGGTTTAGAAATAATTGTTAAAAAGATTAGGAATCAATAAATGAAGTTTACGATAGCTAAGTCAAAAAACCCAATAAGTAAGAAATTTAGTGTAGACGATGAAACAGGTGAATTAGTAAAGAATGATGGTGGTAACTTAACCCTCGCAGAATTCTTCACACAAGACAAATTAGGTATATTAGAGTTACATGATTTTATATCATCTGATGACTGTGATGACCGCACCATTCTAATCCCCGGCACTACTGTATATGATAAAGGACTTATCATTACTAAAGGTGGTATCCGTAAGAGGGAGAACGAAGAGATTAACACCCATATGGTAGCCCGTTCAAAGGACTACTTTGAGTATAGAGGTGGTGATGGTTTTATTCTATTAGACTATGACCCCTCTATCGACTACATGCAGAATGATGGTGAGCCTTTATCAAAGGACGAACTGCTCAACCTTATATATGAAATCCTCCCAGAGATAAAAGATGCCCCTCATATGTGGAAGACGTCAAGTTCTTCATGTATTGAGAACACAATAACTGATGAGATATATAGAGGTATACGTGGCCAGCATATCTTTGTTCACATTAAAGATAATGTTGATGTTGAACGTATCATGGATATTTTCTATAAGAGATTCTGGCTATCGGGACATGGCTATATATTCATAGACAAAACTGGTGGTATGCATGACCGTACTGTTATAGATAAAGTGGTCAACTCCCCAGAACGTGAGATTTTCCTTAAAGCAGATTGTATGTACCCTACGTTCCAACAGGTTCAGTATGATGTATTCAATGATGGCGCCCCAGCCATTAATACTAACTCTATTACAGATTTGACAATTGAAGAAGAGGATCGTTTCAAGCAACTGGTAGCCAATGCTAGAGATAAAAGAGCAGGTTTAGCTAATTCAGTAAGGAACGATTGCAACTGCGCAGAAAATAAAGTATTGTATAGTGACCACCCTATCAAACTAAGCACGGGTGTTGAGGTGACTGTACATGACCTGTTTACACAGCCTGAGTTATATGATGGTGAATACTGCCATGACCCCTTAGAACCTGACTATGGTGGCTCTGTTGGCTCTAGTACAAAGGCATGGATAGATATAGATAATAGAAGAATCCACTCACATGCTCATGGTGGTATTGACTACGACCTAGAACATAGCGAAAGAAAGTCTGCCTCTGAAATCGCATTAGAAGTATGTGATATTAAAGACCATAAAATAATGTTTAAGACTGCTGCAATGGAAGCAGTTAAGATGGATTTTATGGCTACCGAAATCGATCAGCTTATAGGTCTATTAGCGAAGTATGCTGGGTTGAAGAAAGGTAGTTGCGACAAAGCATTTAGGGAGCATTTAACTCACATTCGTGGAACTGATGGCAAGCGTGATTCAGTGATGTTAAACTTAATTTCCCACGCCATTAAGGATGATGGCTCTTTTAATCCTGATATGGTTCAGCAGAACATATCTGCCCCTGTTACCCTTGAATTCCCTCACACATTTTACCGTGGAGACTCTAGGCTCAATTTTGATACTGTAGAGAACTTCGAGTTCATGACCAAAGGATATGGTATTGGTTTCAGTTATGACGTTGTCCTGAAGATACCTGAGATTGATTTTCCTAGTGGAACTGTACCAGATGGTGACAATAAAATGAACGCCAGTTTATCTAGGCTCAAGTCCTTATGTGTACTTAACGGCCTAGGGAAAGACTCAGTGAATTACGTAGCTGAAATGGTAAATGCGAATCAAATGAATCCTGTATTGGATTGGGTCACTAGGGTTAAGTGGGATGGTAACCCACGACTCCAATTGGTTACTGATAATATAACGACAGATATATATGGTAGTAGTGATGATGAGTTAGTTAATATAGCATTCTCTAAAAAGTATAAAGAGAAAGTCCTGCGTATGTGGTTCTTGCAATGTATAGCTGCACTTGACAGCGCAAGGCATTCTCCATTGTCACATGCTCAGGGTGTCGCAGTACCTAAGTATGAATACATACTTGTATTTGTTGGTAGCCAAGGCGCTCAGAAAACTAAGTTCATTAAGTCGTTACTACCTAATGAATTGAAGCAATATATCCTTACCGGCCATGAGCTAGATGTAAAGGATAAGGACAATATAAAGATAGCTATAAGCCATTGGATAACTGAGCTAGGAGAGCTAGACAGCACCTTTAAGAAGTCTGATATTAGTAGCATTAAGGCTTTCCTATCAAAAGAAGATGACCAGATTAGAATGCCTTATGCTGCCTCGGAGAGTAAGTTCATCAGACGAACATCATTTGTTGGTACTGTGAACGATATTCAATTCCTAGTTGATAAGACAGGAAACAGGCGCTATCTCCCATTACTGGTTAAAGGACTCAAACCCTTTAATGAAATAGATATACCGCTTGCTAGTGAGGATAACGAATCTGATACCCATATAGACAAAAATGACGGTTTAGATTCTGGTATAAAAGATAACGAAAACACACAGGAAAATGACTATGACGAAGATGACATTGAAACAACTAACAACGGCACTACAGAAAGTGGGACGAATAGGGATTCAGATATCGAAGAACCCATACCCTCAGAAGAAAAGAAAGTCGATGCTTTTGGTAGAGAGATTGAAGAACTTAAACCTAGTAATATTATTAGCCCTACCAAACCTATCAAGCCTAAACCGATTCCTAAGGTATTGCAGGATAGTAGCGATTCAGAAGAACCTATTCTTATTCCAAAGGAGAAGATGAGCGATAGTTATCATACTCAACAATTCTGGGCTGAAATGTATAGCTATTATTTAGCTGGTGAACAATGGTGGCCTGACGATGAACTTGAAAGCTATCTTGGTGTGGTCGTAAAATCACATGACAGGGTAGACCCCACTATTGAAGTCCTCGAAGATAAGTTTGATTTGTATAAGAATGATGATTGGCGCAAAGATAATAATATAAGAGGTGAAGCTGGCGTAACTGCTATAGGTGAAGCTGTTAAGTTCGTTACTCTTAATGTTAAAGAGATATGCTTAGAAATTGGTGTGAATCATAGTGACCAAAGGATAACGAATCTTATTAGTAACTATATAAGAGGCAAGGGTATCGTGTACAAACCCTATAAGGTGAATGGCAAACCCAAGAAGGGCATGCGCATAGCATTACAATTTGGTCAGACTATGAGTAGTGAGTTTACTATGCCTATTCATGCTACGGAGATTGATAATGATTGATAAGATAAACGATGGAAAGTATTATTATGTGGTAACAAGTTTCCGTAGAGATATTGTGGAATTTGCTAGGCGCAACCACCTATATACCAATAAGGTTATATGGGTAAATACTGTTGAAAGAATATGTGGATTAGGTCGTAAATCTATTGTGTTGTATGTATTAGATTCCGCTACTGGTTTAAGAGAATATAGAGAAATCATTATGCAAGCTAAGATAAGAGAATTTGAAATCAAAGATATAATGTGGCGGTAATATGGCACATCATGTATGGCAATAACTAGAATCGTAAGGAGAAGTATAGTATGAGTATCGTTGTAAAAGTTCAAGAAACTCCAGATATGAGTTTCGATATTATGTTTCAGTCTGGTAATCGTTTCCAGAGCATGAACGTTAAAAGAGTTTCTACTAAAGAGGATGTTGCTAAATCATTACATATGTTAGCAGAAAATATCCTTCACGATGATTTATTTGAATAGGAGGAGTTATGGATATTGCTAATTTTCCCGAATCCAATGCAGGTATAGGTGCATATGGACGAGAATTTAGAATCTTTAGAGCTAGCGATGCGGAGGATAGAATCGTGATTTGTTGGAAATTGAACTGGTACGAGAGATTTTTAGTTCTATTTACTGGTCGTGTTTGGCAACAAAGTTTGCTTGAAGGTAAACCATTGCAGGGTTCGGCAATTACTGCTGTTAAACCTGTTATGGAAGATGCTAGGAATAGCGGTTAAAGATGTAAAATACAAAGGTTACCCCAAAGTTACCTATTGCTTTTAGCGAGGGTTATGAGGTAACCTTGGGGTAACTTTGAGGGGATTTGGTGTGATTATGGTCGGAAGTGAAAAATATGGGTTTTTGGTGAAAGTTGGCATGATTCTTGAAACCGAGAGGTTTTGGGAAAATTGGAAAATTGGCAAAGTTAGTGAGTGGTCACCAACCGGTATTCTTGGGAAAATCCTGAAAAGGTTACCGCTTGGTTACCTCAAGGTAACCTCTGATGAATGTGCTGTAAGTGTCTGTAATTGTTATAGAATAAATGAAAGGTTACCCGGTTTTGGAGAAAGGTTACCGCGGCGTTTACCATTGTGTTCGTCTCCAATTAACATAAAAAAAAATAAAAGCGCTTTGTATCCTAATTATCTTCAAAAACTTAACTTAACGGTAACCTTATGATATTATGTATTAAAAACAAGCACTTAGCAAATAACTTAGCGGTAACTTAGCGGTAACCTTTGACCATTCTACAACAGATAGGCGGTAACCTTTGGGTAACCTTTACTCTTAGCTACCGGGTGAATTATTTTTAGAGCATTTTTACCAATTTTTAAAGCAAAACAATAAAAAGCGAGACACAGGAATGACAGATAAGAAAATAGGCAAAGTAAACCTCGGAGACGGGACAGATAAGATTTTCCTCATGTGGGAATCACACTGGCTCACCCAATGGGATAACTTAGATGCCTGCGATAAAAAAGTATTGGCTGCTCTGTACTGGGAGCAACTTAGCGATAAGCAAAAGTCTGAGTTCACTGACAGCGAGTACATAGACTTACAAAAAGTTAAAGCCGCTAAACATGCTGAACTTATGTCTGACCCGGTAAAGATGAAGAAGAACTTCTTGCAGGGCGCTGCTCCACTCATTGATGAAATGTTAGCACTTGCAAACGGCACTAAAAAGAAAACTACTAAAGACTCAGATTCCGAGGCTTGGGCTAAAAGAGAAATCTGGTCGGTCATGAAAGATATAATTACCAGAACTGAGAATCTTGCGCCAATGTTAGATTTGAAGGGCAAGACAATAGATGACCAAATCAACGCCATTCTTACAAATGTATCAGAGGGTAAGATTACGATAGCTGATGCTAAAGAGTACATGGCACTTGTGTCCGCTGGTTTCAACTTACAGCAGTTACCTAAACTCATGGCGTCACTTGAGGCATTGGAGAATAAGTAATGAACTACGATGCATTAATCAAAAGAGCTAAGAAAGCGATTGAAGTCTTTGAGAATAAAGAAACACCTTCTGCGGTACATAAAGTTGATGTCGACACAGATATATCTAAGCTCTCGGGTCTGGTCGTCATACTTCACCCTGACACAATGCTAAAGAAAATGGATACTTAGAACCTATGTTAAACTTGCATTTCTACCTACTTTTAAGCCTGTTCCAGCCCATTTCCAGTGAAAGGCTGCTCACCCTACAGCCTCACTCACAAATCCTCTTAGAAGCTCCCACAGAGACACGTATTTGGCCTAATTTGATCGGATTAAGCAGGAAAATAGGGATTCGTCCCGCACGTAACGCTACATTTGTATTGAAGAAAAAGAGAGGGCGCTTTCGCTAACCCTCCCCCAAGGTGAAACTGTTTAGGTAAGTCGCTTCTGACCCTCACCCTGTACTCTTGCTCCGGGGTTCAGACCTCTGCCATACTCTCTGCCAGCTGCGCTAGATTTCTTTCTTCTAGTCTTGCCAAGGTTTCCGAAGTTCTCTTCAACAAAGGCATCTGCGGCTGATAGCTGTTGTTTCTTCTGGTCTATGACCATGAGGCCAGTGCCGGGTAATATCTCAGTGGTGTCTTTGTTACGTTCAGTTGTGATTCTTCTACATACTTCTGCGAGACCTTCTGCTGCACCTTGTTTATATGCGGCATTCTCTCCCTTACACTCTTTCTTGATTTGATCGATGATTTGGTCTATAACGATGGTAGCTGTCATTCTGTTAGCCCCAGTACCAATGATGAGAGATTTCGGTATCTCCCAGTTATAATCAAAGATGATGCGGCAATTGTAGAATCTACTGATTGCTCCGATGACTGTCATGCTACCGGGTGTTTTCAGGTTGTACTCTGCAAAGGTACAGAACACAGTTTCATCGTGGCCTGTCAACTGATGCATTTCAAGTGAGTGTTTTGACAACATGGCGTTAGCCATTCTTAGAGCATTCTCACCTTCCGCTCCAGTTGCAGATTTATCATTTGCTAACGCAAACAGCTTTCTTATTTTGTCAATGATTCGGTTTTCTTTATCCTGCTGCGACATCTTCATTCTCCTCAATATTAGTTACGGCTGCTGCCAAGTTCCAAGCCATCATAGCGACAGTATACAAATGTACCCTTTCTTCTGGGTTATGACGTTCAATCCACTTTTCAATATCTGACCACTTTTTAGGCGTGGCAAATATTGTGTTCTCTTTAATCTTCGGCATTTTCATTCTCCATAAACATTAAGTTTAATTGACCAAAGCGAGTATCTTCTGTACTTATATACTCTTCCGTATACTTCATGTTGGATTGCATGATATTAATAGCATGACCAACCTGATTCATAACATACGTTCTGCCATCATCACCATCAACAAACAATACCTTTCTAGCGTATGTAAGCTTCTTAGGTTTGTTGTCACGGCCATTTTTAGGATTGGTAGTAATCCTTACAGCTCTCTCTTTGCCCTTGCTTTTCTCAACGAGGAATTTACATCTTGTCCGTTTACTGCCATAAGGCCAATCTTCTATGGTTACTGATTTTCGTGGATTTGAATAGTTCATAATTTTTCACCTTCATTTTTAGCAATGTAAATGTTACCGTCTTCATCAGTTGCAATGATTCCGATATCTTCATCTTGCCCATATTCGTTAGCAAACTTTTCTGACTTACACACTTTGACAACTTCAAATTTCATGTCGTCAGAATGTATATATAACTTCATCCAAGGATTATTTAAATTCATGATCGCCACCAATCTGCCATTTGATAGAGCCTGAGTTTATCAATTGAGTTGCGATATATTCTTGAGTACCTCTTGGCTTGGCGTTAAATTTGGCTAGGTCGTTACCCCTCAAGCTCTCCCTGATTTTATCGATGATTTGATTGTACATATCATCCGCTCTGTCTCCAAGGTCACCTTGACACATGCGACAGATACCATAATCAACGTCTTGGTCTTGGTCTTCATAACCTTCCCACGTTTGGAATCCCATTCCACAACAACCACATTGTAAGTTCGTTCCTTCTTCAATTTGCATAGTAATTTGCTCCGTTCATAAAAAAGAACTCCCACCTTGCGATGGGAGATTTGGTTACCGTGTTAACTCTGCTTCAACTTCTTCAAGCATTTCCGGTAAGTTTTGAAAGAAATGGAATCCATCGTCATAGTCAACTGATTCATCATATTGCGAATTGATAATCTTACCAACGATTTCTTTCATGCCATAGTCAGAATCAGCAATTTGCGTGTCACCACCAGTCTTAATGATGAACCCGTTATCTGCTACTTCAATGTTAATCTTCGCTCCAGAGTTCAGTTCAGTGTACTCATACGATATTTTGTATGGAACTGCTTTACCTTCGTCATCAAGCTTAATATGAAGATAACCTCGGTCCATACCTTGTGGAAAGTAAGATACTTTAGCTTCACCATTATCATAGTATGCGCTGCTCAGGTTGTTTGACTCTTGAATTAATTTTTTCATGTTTCACCTCGTGGATTAAAATTTATAGTTCTTTTCTTACTGGTAGAGATTATAGCACACTGATAAAGCGCTACAACCCCCTAATTTAACGTTTCTAAATAATCTTCTGGACTAGAATGGTCTGTGAACGTCATTACTAAAGAGTTGGTTCTTTTATCAAAGTCCGTACATTCATATACCCAGCCTATAAGCTCGCTGTTTAAGAACTCTGCCATTATAGTGTAATTTGGTACAACACTGTCGCTGACTTCTTCATCAACGATAAGATATGTTTCAATAGTTTGTTTGCCGTCAGGAGTGATTAATTGGTCATTTGAAATTCTTTTAACGTAGACTTTTGTTTTCATACTTATTTCTCCAATTGATTAGGGTACATTATAACAAACCTAAAACCACGGTACAAGGGGGTAAAACTACGGGATAGTAGTGGTTGCTATTTTGGTATACGTGTGGTTGAGATTGGGTGAGTGACCCATGCGGAGCGGGCGTTGCGTGTATGAATTTAAGACAATAAAAAAGCACTCCGAAGAGTGCTTCCTTATTCCTGTGCTACCGGGAGGTATTACTTAGCTTCGGCTGCTTCTTCTGCTTCTGGCTGAACTTCACCATTCCAAACTTTAGCGAAGTGAACTACATTCAACGCTTGAGTTGAGTAAGCTTCTGGAATGCTTGCGTTGTGACAGAATGCAACAACTGCTTTCTTATCTGCATCGCGATTTTCCAAAATGAAGTCAAGGATTTTCTTGTAATGACCACCAAACCCAGCTTTGCGAGTCTTAACAACTCGTGGAGCTTTTGGTAAGTCAATGCCTTTAGCCTTAGCCCAAGTGCGTAGCGATCCCATTGCCTTGGTATCTTCTACTTTCATTTTCTTGGCAAGACCGTCAACAATTTTTTGCATTTCTTCAACTGTTTCAATCTTGTCAACGCCTTCCATCAATTCATCAGTCTTTTCTTTGCGCTCTTTACTTGTTAAGCGAAGACCTTTATCCTTGATGATTTCATTGAAGACTGTGCGTAATTCGCCAAAAGCAACACCAGATTCAAAAAGTTCTTGAAGGATAGCATCGTCTGTTTTCTTTTCTTTGAAGCCATTTACGATAATAGCTGTATTTTCTTTCTTACCCATGATTTTGTTACTCCCGTTTAAGGTTTGATTTCTGGAAAATTCCAGTTTTGAAATTATACTACAAAATGAAACCGATTGCAAGTAATAATTTCTTACACTAAACAAATCATTTTGCCTAGTGCGGTACTGCTCTATATAAAACTCAAAACAATAAAAATATTTCAGGATGAAGTATAACACAACTAGCATACGTTTCAAGTGTTTATTTCACTTATTATTACATTTATTTATTCCTGTATTATGCTAGGCGCATATGCATATAGATATTTTGCCATTCGTAACGAGCGCTACGTTTGACGACATGTATCGATTTGACGGTTGATAACGTTAGGCGGATACGCATATAGATATTTCGCTATATTCAGACGACGCTTTTGTGAGGTGTATTTTTGGCGTTCCGTCCGTTACGCTTTTGAGTTGGCACGCTTCTTGCTTAATCGCTCCGTTTTCCGATGATCGTGCCATGCCAAGAACCGTGCCAAGTGGCGTTATTCACCGTAAAAATAATCACTTTATTTTAAAAAAAACACTCTAAAATGCTATACAACATTGTAAAACCTGCTATAATTAATACCAGAAGCAAGGCAATAATGCCAAGCTCTATATAAAGGTGAAAACAACATGAAAAATATTAAAGAAGTTACAAAAATTGTAGATGCACATTTTAACTCTGGTTTATCATTAGATGATGCTGCTATGCAGTTGACTAAACAAGGTGTTAAATTTTCAGAGATTCAGAATACCATTCATGCAGTTGGTGTTAAAAATGAATGGATTTTAACTGCTGAAAAATTGAAGGCCAAAGTGGTTGAGCATGTGAAAGGTAAAACAATTACTCACTTCTTAGATGTTGCTAAACTTGCAAGCTCTTTAGATGTTTCTAGCTTGTCAGATAGTGAGAAGCAAAAAGCTATAACAGATTTTTCAGGTGTTTCAAAATCAACTGTTACAGCAAGCAAGAAATTTAAGCAGTTTAATAATTCTGGTTACATGGGAGAAATTGCAAATTGGATTAAATCAAATCCTGATTTTTCACATGATGAATTGTTAAACTCTGGATTGATTGCAAGTGCTCCACACAGAATTGAGTATTTTGAAGAGTTCCTAGCATATCAAAATTTCTTTTCTAGCTTAACAGCTTAAAAAAATTAGAGCCTAGATTTTTCTAGGCTCTTAACTTTTAAAATTTTTGAGGTAATTATCATGTGTAAAACTTTTCAAAATCAGTCCACTTTATTTGTTACTAGAAATGGAAAAGTAACAGAGTACAAAATTGATTCAAGGCAAACAATGACAGACCTTAGAGAAACTTTTGGTGGCTCTTTAAAGTATGACATTAGAACTAAAACTTTTTCTGTTGCTATGTGAATGATAATTATCATAGCTAAAATTATTCTAGTGATAATTATTTTATATTATATTTTTAAATAAAATTAAAGGAAAAAATAAACAGGCTAATTTTTTAGCCTGTTTTTTTTATGCCCTATGAAAAAATCCTGTGCCACATTCACCCCAAAAAAATTTTCATTTATCTATCGCCATACCCCGCATTGAAAACGATATTTTTTAAAAAAACCCTCCCCTATTGCAACCGGTTAAGTTTTATGTTATAATCCATCCTCAGAATGAGAAAAATATATCGGTGACCTATGAAAGCAAGACCATTAGACAAACATTACAGCGAGTGTGAACCAGAAGATGTAGTCTTCCTCGAGTTAAACTTCCCTAGTCCAGCAGGTAGAATCATGATTCCGGTGATGATTAAAGGAACTAGAGAAGGTACGGCTAACTGGACTTGGAATGGTGACACTGAGAAGCCGACATTAAGACCAAGTGTTCTTACAACTAATCATAAGTTAAGATGTCACTCTTTTGTTAAAGACGGGCAAGCCCAGTTCTTAGAAGACTCGAAACACGACCTAGCAGGTCAGACAGTCGATATGCTAGAGGTATAAAATGAGTAAACGGTGTAATGGTAGAGTCCCGCATAAGTATATAAAAGAAGCAGGGAAAATATATCGTGTAAAAGTAATGGAGATAATCCAAGCCAAAGACCTTGAAATAAGAGCTAATGTACCTTTATTTTTAACGATAACTTGGACTCCACCAAGTAAAGGTATACATGATATAGACGGGCCTTTTAAATGTCTATTTGATGCGATAACTGAGGCACACTTTTGGCAAGATGATTCATACGTAAGAAAGATGTTAGTAGATTACGCCCCTCCCACGAAAACAGGTTCAGTCTTAATTTACGCAGAAGCTCTATAGGAGAAAAAATCATGGCAGTAGCAAGACAAACTATGTGCAACAAATGTTCAAGGACGTATACGACATACTCAACAGATATGAGGCCAGATATTTGTAGCGTCTGTACCCAGAAAGATAAAGATTGGAAAGAGAAAGCTCATTTTGATAAACTCGATAAACTGTCTATAGAAGAAAGAATACGGAAACTTGAGAAATGGACTTATCATCACAAATGCGTTAACGTTAATAACGATCCTTTTAAAAGGTACTAGAGGCTAATTTATGAAGGGTAAAGTAATAGATTTATTTGAAGCTGATAAAACACTAGATAGTGTTAATGAGGTACTTGAGGTTGCGGTAAAAGATGCAAAAGATTCTGTAATTG